TATAAGTAACAAATCGTCTTGGTGTCTTTTTTAATTTTAACAAATAAGGAACTGTATCATTATATTGAACCAAACTTGGATCAGTTGCTGCTGTATTCTCTACATCTATAAATGTAGTATCTTGTGCTAAAAATGGAACTTCATACCATATATTACTATCACCATCTATTACTGAAATTATTTCTATAACATTTGACTTGGCCAATTTTACTCGTGGATATGACTCGGCCGTACCAAAAGAAAAAGATTCTGTATTTATTTCTCCACTCCGTACCTGTGTACTTTTTTTCAAAAGATAAAGTGAAGGAAGGTTTGTAGTCTGATCCGTTTCATATACATTAATATCTAATGGATCAAAAGAACTTGAAAATTTAAAATTACAATCTTCTAACATAGTAAACTTCGTATCACCAGTTGAAGTAATTTGTGTACCTTCATCTACAGTCAGTGCGTATCTCATATCAGGCTTTACAACTATTCCAGATCCAATTGCAGGTACGGTTTGGAAAACATCAACATTTGTAGAAGATGGTCGAGTTAATCTTGGTTTATATCCGTAAACCTGTGCCATTTCATATATAGTTTTCTTTTCTTCTGCATATGCCAATAACATTTCTTTAAATTGTGTATCTACATAATATGAAAGAACATCACCAACATAAGATGCCATTTCTATAAACATCATTCCAGGTGAAGCTTCGTTGAAATCATTATAAGTATTTGGATAATAAGTTTTTGCAAACTCTATCAAACCCTCTCTAAAGGCACCAAAATCTTTGTTTAAATATCTAACATCCTTTTGGACTCTTGCCATTTTATTTCTCCACTAAATTAGTCGCCAGCACCCTGTATAAATAAAGATATAGTATCATGAACTGTTGGGTTCATTACAAGACCAAATTCAAGTAAAATATTTAACTGATTTATTTCTATCTCATCTGGTTCAACATTTAACTTATTAACTGTTACATGAGGTAGCCATGATGCCATAGCCGTTGATATATTTTCTTCAACGGTTGATATTACCTGATCAGACATTGGTTCAAATAAAACTAAAAGTAAATCTGCACCAAAAGATGGCTGTCCTACCCTTTCACCTTTATTTGTTAAAAGTAAATTTCTAATATTATTTCCTGTTTGAGAAAGTGTAGTTGGTGTGCCAGGGAAAAATCCCTTAACATCATCATGTTTTAAAGGCAATTCTAATCCAATTACTGTATCTGGATCTAAATCTAATTCTAATGAACTTCTTGCTCTACCCACTATTTACTCCTTTATGGACGAAAATTCATCCCGTCCTTTTTCTGGTCAATTGCTTTCATAACTGCTGAATAATCTCTCGTTAATGCATTTTGTACATGGTCGGGAACTTGATCAACTGAAACACCGGCTTTCTTTATAGAATCTACCGCTGCTATTTCTCGTTTCTTTTCCTTCGCCTCTTCTGTATTTCCTAAACCAGTTGCCCCAACAAGTACATCATTCATCTTACTGGTATCATAAACTCCACCACCCATCGTTGGATATCCACTACCATCACCCTGTGGTACTCCACCAACGGTTTCATTTAGAACTTTGTTAAGTGTCTCATTTGATGTATAATGAACTTCCTTTTTAGGTTTCGTTTTATACTGTTTCCTAATAGGTTCTTTGAACTCTTTTTCGGTTATTGGTTGTGAAACTAATTCGGTAAGTGAAGATGAATTTTCTTCTTTAATAAATATCTCATTCATTTGTTTTTTAACTTCCTTACGAACTACTGCTTCGATTATTTTTATTAGTTCTTGTTTTTTCATTATAGACTCCCATTCTATATTATTGTACTACTAATTACTCCTGGTATCACAGCTGGTGGTTTGATAACCGCTCCTGTAAAAACTGTAGCTAAAAAAGATGCAGTAATTATAGTTGCCATACTATCACAAACATCTTCTATACCACCACCACCCATTCCAACTGCTACAGCTGGTGCTAAAATCGGTGGAACTGACATTACACTTGCTCCTGTTGCTGAATGAGCTGGTGTACCAAAATTTATCATTAAAGCTGTGGCTGAAACAATACCCGTTGTTATTTGTGTCATTGTCGGATCTTGTGCTTTAAAACTACCTACTATCGCTGCCTTCAATGGAGCTTTAGCCGCATCAACACCACTCACCTTCAACTTAAAACCTAATGATGTCGGATCTGGTATTGGTGCAAGTGCCGGTGTAAGTGCTGGACTACCAATAGGTATTATCTCAGCATCTTTCATAAAATCTATTATTGCTGTTGCCATTCCTTCAGCTGAATCTGATTGTGTTGATTCTCCATCTTGTGCTAATTTACTATAATTATCAACTAAAGCTGTTTTAAGTTTATTTTTGTCCAGTGCCATTATTCTTCTGGTTTCATTAATAAGCCACACAACCGTGCTCTTATTGTTTCTACTCCAGCTTTCCACGCTTCAATGGCTGGTGTATTTGTAGGTCCTCCACTAATTGGTCCACTTGGACCGGCTCCCGTTGGAATACCTGCTAAATTTAATATTGTTTGACCCAACTCTATAAATGAATTACAAACAGAGTCTAATATATTTGTAAGTTCTTCTCCATATACGAGATGTTGTTGTCCCATATCATCTCTCTCTTTTACATATCCTGTTATACCCTGTGCCTTACCACCTATCCGCAAAAATGAACCTTGGTTATCTTTTAATCCTGCACAATCATCAAGATGTAATATTGCACCCTTACAAGATTGTAAATGTGCCTTATCATCAAGTGTTAAAAAAGATGGACATGCACTTGATATTAAAACCTTTTCCCCAATAGAGATTCCACATGCTGAAGCTAAATCGGATGGAAATGGTTCAGGCTCTCCACTTTCTGGATGACCGCCTCCTACAACCCTATCCATAGCATCTGGACCAACTAACACACTATATTCTCCAGTATAAAATCTAATTCTGGGAGTAGACACACAAAATTGTCTATCTGCATCAATTGTAAATGACCAAGGTGTTCCCCACCCAATTCCAAGTGCAGAATAACCCATGATTTCATTTCTTTTTGTATTAAATGTAATCCTATCACTATTAATTACAATCTGTTTTCCACCATAGATAGGATTTTTATCAAGGTGAACTTTTGACATTAACCGATGTTTTTGAGAATTGGATTTTGTTCTATCTAACTTTACAGATTGATCAGTAGTCATCCAAATAGAAGAACCATCAGCATTTATATCTTCTTTAACTGTCTTTCTTAAAGTGATGTCATTTTTTAAATCCTCTACTATTCCACCCTTATCAAATGCATCCGCATCTAATAATTGTCCTGCTCTAATAATAATATTTGGGGAATGTTGAGTAGAATCTCCGTCTTCATGAGAATCTGGTATTATATTACTACCAAATCTTATAGACTGTCCCCACCTACCTTGATAAATATTATCACCTTGATAGGGCCAGATTCTACGTATATCGAGTAAATCCACTGGTTCAAAATGTTCATATTTAAAATCTTCTTCTTCACTCTCTTCATCACGAAACCCACTCAGACCTGGTCTTAAATTAATATTTGGTGAATTAAAAAGGTTTAATGGTGAAATATAAAATCCTTTGTTTTGAAAATTGACTAAAATTACTAGCTCTCCGCGGATTGGAACAGTAGAATTATTAGGATCTAATGGGAAAATAGGCATAAGGGCATCAAGTGGTAATTGATCTCTTTGACTCTTGACTCCTCTAGCTCTTACTCCACCCATCATGTTCCAATCTTTACCAGAACCATCTTCTAATTCAGGAAGTTGATCTTCTGTTAAAATCACCTCCATTACCTCTGCCAATTCTAATTCATAAAATTCTGGTGGGTCATAACCGGTCGAGGCCTCGTTAATGAGTTGTCGAACCGCATTCCGCCCGAGAAAACCTCCAGATGCCTTGTCATGACGCACTACGGGATTCGACCCTAGCCAGCCAGATCTACGTCTTCCGGATTTTCCCATTTTTAATTATCCTTAACTGTTTGTATATCTTCTGATATTTCATCTGATTTCTTTTGTATATCTACAACTACATCATCTATACTTTTGAGTAATTGTTCTTTCTCTTTATCTGATAAACCGAATTCTGCCTCTGAGCCACCTTTGTTTTCGGCAGCAATCAATCGTTGTACAACGGTTGCCAGTTTGACAAGTTGTTCATCATTCTTTACATTTATGTCCAAATACTCTTTTATCATAGGAATTAACTGAATAGCCATATCCCCATCTTTGATAAATCCAGCAACTTCACCAACTAATACTTCAAGTTGTTTTTTATTATGTTTGGAATTATCATAAATGTCTTTGAACAATGATGATAGTGATTTACCCTCAAATAATTCGTAATCCTGACTCATTTTGATTTCCTCGTATTGTATTAAAAATAGATATTATAACTCATAAATAAATATAGAATAACCCAAAAACTGATGCATATATATTGAAATAAGAAAAATAATATATATTATATTTATTTATGTCGGAATAAACGTTCCGGCAACAGAAAACGGAAGTTAAAAATCCCTTTTTTGTTAAATGATAAGAACAAACGGGAGATAAACAATGAAGGAAGTCATCTCATTAGTTAAAGGCTGGGTGGACGATATAGCTCACCTGTTAATGTCCTTTATAGCCATAGGTGCTGTTTCTGAAGTAATATTTGGAACTGGAGTCTTTGGTGTTAATGTAATAGGTAACCTGACAGCTATCATAGATCAATTCGGCGAATCCGGTTTCGCTGGTTTAGTCGCTTTGTTGGTGTTGGTGGGTTTATTCCGTAAATAGCTATTATCGGATAATAAAAGGGGGGTCGTAAGACCCCTTTTTTTGGCTTATATGGGCAATAAAAAAGTACTCAAGTGAGTACTTCTTTATTTTATTAAATTATTATAAAAATGATCCAGTATTTGCCGTGTCAATTTGTCCTGTATTCGAAAATTCTCTCATAAGTTCCGTATTATATTTCTTCATAAGATTTACAATACGAGTAATATGTTGAGTTTTAGAACCAGTCATTTCACGAATGAGAATATACAAAGCCTTCTTATTAAAATTTTCTATATTTTCCCTTCGTCTAAACATTTCTAAAACAGCATCTGCAACAAGAATATCCTTTTGTCGTCTGAATATATTAGTAAGATTTTCATTCCAATATTCTAACATCTGATCAACATATTCTCGATTAAAACTTGCAACTTCTTTAAGTTCTTGCTTAGCACGAATGTTATTACCATAATCAAGTACATCCATTTTATCATGAATCTTATAATTCTTATAATTCTTATTATTATGAAGAATTAAATAATTCTTAGCAACAATACTGAAATATGAAAAAGCCTTTCCTTTACCTTCTTGAAATTTATGCATATTCATAACAAGAAAGGAAACTACTTCGTGTTTAACTTGTTCTGATGGAACATCAAAATAATAAAACTTAAATGTATGAATTATATTTTCTGCTAATTTATCAAATGGATGTGCAATATGTTCATTATAAATCTTATTTTTTAATCTAGCATCATCTGTATTATTATAACGGATTATTGCCTTTTCAGTTCCTATATTAAAATAATAATTTTTAGGTTTCTTCTTTTTCTTTACTGGTGCCTTAGCTTTATTCACTTATTTCCTCTCCTTCTGTTAGGTCATTTAATTCATTAACTACTTCTTTAATCGAATCGAATATAGAACCTACCTCATCATCTGATTCAAAATGGCCAGTAGAATCTATTTCTTTTAATTCTTGTTGAGCATGTGTTATTTTATCAGAAAAATCCTCTACCCAAGTTTCAAGTAATTCTGTTTTTCTTGTCAGATTCCAAATTACATATCCTTCTGCAAGAACAATTAATCCTAATACTATTTCTATAATCATGATTTATCTCCAAACAACTCATCAAATAAGTCTTGATGTTTATTTTCTAAAACGGGATCTTTATGTTCCTGTGGAACACCATTCTGGTCTTGTTTTGTCACAGTAACATTTTTTATATTTTCTACTCTACTTTCCATTTCTTCTTTCTCATCTTCATCACCACGTTTCCATTCATCATATTCTACCGTTGTTGCCATGTGGTCTGCCCAATGAAGAATGAATGGTAAATGATTTTTGAGAGAACGTTTTGAATCAAACACTTTCATATAGTATGTATTCGCCTCATCATATAACCCATCAGCAAGTTTGATTGCAAGAGTTTCATTTAAACTAACTTTCACTCCGAAATGTTGTAAGAGAAAAAGTGCTCTATCTGGTACTCTCATATTTGGTATATCTGTATTGGATGTATAAACTTCACCAAGAGTTTTACGTCTCCAATCATTATCTTGTGGAACATAATATTCATCATTTAAATCACCAACTTTACCCAAGTCGTGATGTAAGGCGGAAAAGACAAGTTCTTCGTCTGTCCAATTCTTATGTCCACCTGCGGCTTCATAAGTGTCTGACATTTTTCGTGCTGTATCTACAACATGCAGAACGTGTTCTACATAACCACCTACATGACAATAATGGAATTCCTCTTTACCAGAAGCAGGTGCCATTATCATCCTATCCTCAAGGTCGTGATACATTTTTAGAAGTTTTTCGCGGCGTTCGCTTCCATCTTCAAATGTATCCTTTATAACCTGTATTAATTTATCCCAATTTTCCTGTAATTGGGCCTCACTTAATTGTTTCATTTATAACCTCTTATTTTATAATTTCCTTAATTTTCCTTTTTTAACTTTCATTCTATGTTGATATGAACCTTCCGTCTGAACTACTATATATTCATTTCCTTCAATACTTTCTATTTGGTAAGCCGGTTCATTTTTTTCAGTATTAATTCCAACCATTATAACATGAACCCAATCACCAACTTTTAATTCAGATTTGTCTGTCATTTATTTCCCTTTCATTTATTATTTACTAACTGTATATTATCTGTCCAATTCATTTTATATATGTGAACATTTTCATACTTATATGGTTTTACATTTTTGGACTCCAAAATATCAACATAATTAACATACTTTGAATTCATCG